GCTGATTACATCATTCTCCATATTGTTTATCCCTTCTGTACGGTCTGTAACCTTTGCCATCACGGAAGATATAATTCATAGCATCATTCCAACCATCTCTGTACTGTGCACAAGTCGCAGGACACCTATTCCGTGCTTCCGGGCGATACCATATACAATCAGTGTGATCATAGTGATATTCAAACTTGCATTGTTCGGGCTGTGCGGATGGTAACTCTCTCACTCCGTTACAGACCGCTTTATTGACGCTCAGAAGTGTTTTCTCCGTATCGGTCATTACGCCGTCTTCCTCTGAGAAGAACCCAAGTATTATCTTGTGGACGGTATCTATAACCAGCTGTTTGCTCACCATCTCCTCCATCATTCACCCTCCATCCTTGCTCCGCACGAAAAACAGAAATGCAAATCTGATATATTGCCATCACAGTTTGTTGCGGAATGGCAAAATAGACATTCCACGTATCCCTCTTCTGCGTGATCTATCCACCGCCCTGTCCGGTGTGGCTGTGCAGGAATAGCCATTATTGCCTGTTCTAGTGTATGCGCATACACCATCGGCGGCAGATTATTGACATATATCTTCTCAGCGGTGTTTATAACATCGATTACATCCTGTCTGCTAATCAAATCATCCATCGCCTCTCCTTTCCAAACTCATCCGCAAATGCTTTGATACATCCGTCTTTCGGCAGAACAACAATGGTTTTCAAGACCGTAGGTTTTTCAACGATTGCATTTATCCATTTATCCCAATTTTCATCCAAAAGCCGAATAAAATCGTAACTATTTCCTCTCATATCGTACCGATGGAGATATGTGGCTTTATCTGTTATCGGTGGAATAACTACCACGTAGTTCGTTTCAATCTGTTCAAGAGCATTAAGCATTTCCTCATGCGTGGAAACCATCACAACATATCCGTTATCACTCATATGCTTTGCCACTTCTGCGTAAAGAAGCCAGTTTTTCTTAAATGGCGTACTCTCCAAGTCAACCCATTGAGAGAATTTTGCCATCATACTTTTCCCTGTTCCCGGAAATCCACAAACAATCATTCTGTTCTCCTTTCATAATGACTCGGATAACGCACCCGGCAGTTATCGCAGTGGCTGTCCCCGAAGTATCCGTGCTTGCAAGTATCGCAATCTTCTGGCTGTGCGGATGGCAACTGCTCTACAATTTCACGCAGGCTCGTCATATTACGTACTGTCTGACTCACCGCTGACAGCCTCTCGTACTCGTCAATCGCTTTGAGGACTAACTGTCTATCAATCAGATCGCTCATCGTTTCTCCTTTTTCCGTAACTGCAAAAGCAATCTCCATAATTCCATGTAGTCATGTAATCACAGTGGTAATTCTCATCCGCATACACGCACTCTTTGCACCGCACGATTTTAGGCTGTGCGGATGGCAAATCCTCAAGTATCTTTAATGACCATACTGGAAACCCGGCATCTGGATGTTTATTGCAATACTCATAATGTGCATCAATCACCGCTTTCCTGCTGATCAGGTCATCGTTCGTCATCGAACCACCTTTCCTCTCTTTCGTCCGCCTGTCCTGCCTGAATCATCATGCACATGGTGAAAATTCCGAAGATGCCGCCCATCATGAATCCGGCGAGAAATATTAAAACGTAGGTCATAAATTAGTCCTCCGGGAAATGCTCTTTGGTTACCGCAATTGGAAAGCTTTCGATTTCTGAAGCCCACACAGGCTTGCATCCACACTGCGAGAACACAAGAGGGAAACCGCCAATGCCATCGAATAAGCTGCCCATCGTAACCTCATGCTCATACTGTGCCATGATCCGTCTAGCTAGGTATCTCCAGAACGGCAGAGCGATGCTGTTGCCCAGAGCCTTGTACCGTGCGCTGTCGGTTACCTTCTTGCGCTTGCCGGTCGTGTCTGTGTACCAATGATCGCCATTCTCATCGGCTTCACCTATCAGAGTCCATCCGTCCGGGAATCCCTGGAGTCTTTCACATTCAAGTCAGAGAGGCGTAAGCCGTCTCACTGCTGTGCGCTGTGTGCTTACATCCTTCATACAATCACCTCCCTTCGTCCGTTCACATAAAGCGGATCTCCGTATTTTTTGAATCTGATATAATGCTTGTTGCAATAACCTAATGCCTTTGCCCTGCTTCCACATATCAAACATTTTTTTGCATGATGATGTGCTTTTATATGGCAACTCCGGCACAACCTCTGAAGATTGTCCAGGCTGTTGTTCTGTGGATTCCCATCCTTGTGATGTACATCTACATTTTTGTTGCTCCCGCATATCTCGCATGATCCATCCGGCAACAAGAGTCGGGCATGGTAATGAACTGCCATCCAGCTCGTCCCTGTCTTTGGCTTCGCTCGGAATGCCGCTTTCATGCAGTCCATACTGCAATACTTCCTGCGATTGTACCAATTCCAGCACTCCAGTTCCCCATTCGCATACCGCTTTCGTTCCATAGGTTTCTTGCAGTATGCGCAATATCGAATTTCTCTGGGCTGTTTCACTTAAACACCCCCCCCTTCAAAATAAGGTCCGTAGCATCCTTGTAGTCCCTCTGCTTGAGGTTATCAGAATCTTCTGCATCATCAACCTCGATCACCATTGGCACGTTGCCCCCCCCAGTTCCCATACGGCTCGACAGGGTCTGGCAGATGTCATCGTCAAGAATCATCACTCTTGAGTCTTCCGGATGGTTTTCCAGTGTTATGTATCTCAACAACCGCCAGCCCCCCTAATTTTGAGAGTGCAGCTCTTCATTACTCGCATCGATCTGATTCTCCAGTGCCGTCTTTATCATCATCGTGTACTCCGTATCCCATCCTCTGAGAATACTTTTTCTCCACGCTTGCCAGTGCTTGCTGCATAGATGGTGACCCTTCACAGGCAGACCGCAAACAACGCATAAAGATTTTTTCCGGTGCTGTTTGGCATGACAACTCTTGCATAAACGCACCAAGTTCGCCGGATCGTTGTTCATCGGATTTTTGTCTTTGTGATGCACTTCCGTATATCCCACTCTCCCACAAATAGCGCACGGAGCATTCGGCACTGCATTTCTTGCTCTCACTCTGCTCTGCTTTGGAGTAGGTGCAGGTGTACTCATCCGGCTTTCTCCAAGTGTTTTGTTCGCACAATCCACAGAGCAGAATCTTCTTCTGTTGAACCAATACAATGGTTCTTTGTACCCACTCGACAAAAGCCTTCTCTCCAATTTCTTCCCACAGCGTTCGCAATACTTTTCCGGCGTTTTCAATCTCGGTCTGCCCATATGAATCTCTCCTTAGTCCTGACTGTGCGACCAATGCTTCATACAGAATCTCTGGTAATTCCTTACCTCTTTTGTTCGCTCTCGTCAGGATCCCAAGCACAGCCTTTTCTGACAAATAGTACTTCGGCTGCGCTGAGTCCTGCAAAATCTGCGACAAGCGCGATGCGTTTTCTTCTTTGGGGAACTCCCCAGAACTGAGCATCGTGTACTCTCCAAGCAACGGACCATCTGCCCATGTCATCGTAGATGCATCCTGACTTGTCCCATTTGCCCTTGTCAGGCAGAGGCACATCCGGTGCGTCTGGCTCTGCGATGCGGACGATCTCCGTGAGGACGGCTTGGAAGTCTGCCCCTTTCGGCTTTCCCGATGACAGGCATCCGGGTACGTTTTCCCAGATGGCATAGCGTGGCTTTGGTCCGGTTCCAGCCAATCGTAAATCGTCATTTGCTGCTGTTGCATGTCTCATCTCCTTAATGATTCGTATCTGCTCCATGAAGAGTCCTGACCGTTCACCTTCAAGTCCGGCGCGTTTTCCGGCAACGCTCAAATCCTGTCTAACAGGGTGAACCCCCAGTAATAATGTCCACTGGCTCAATGTTATAGCCATGGATTTTCGTAATATCACCGTAATGCTTCACCCTAATCACCTCCTCTCTTTTTGTTTCCTTTTCACCAGACTGCCCACCAAGGAGCAGCCCGGCTTCGAAAGGAATCTACATGTCCGCCGCCTGATCAGACTCCCGATACCCAGAGCAATAGATCATATCGGAATACTGGAGCCACCTACGGACGCAAACACTCAGGTGGTGGCGTTTATGAATCTATCAACTCAACTTTGACTTTCTGGTTATTAGACTTGATGCTCTGTCCATCCAGATAGCCGATAATCATGCCAGAGATAACAGGATCGCAGTCATATTTCTTGCCAAGAGCATCCGCCCATTTGACCAGCGTTGACCAGTAATGATCCACATCCTCATCTTCCGGCATCTCATAACTTGCCTTGATCATCGACCAGAAATCACTCATGAATGATGACATGACTTTCTGATGATCCTCTTTTATGTCCCATTTACCCATATCAGTTACCTCGGTATATCGAATGGCAGAGGCTCATCTGGCAGAAGATCCGGCTCACCCCGAATGAATCCATCTGAATCCGAATTCTCATCAATCCGAATCACGTAGCATCTCTTTCTGCCATTACGAAGCTGAATCTGTTTCTGGTTCCTCCCGGGATCGCAGCTCAATCTATCAGTGCTTTTCAGCCAATCGATAAACTGCGATTTGTTGAAGTTGTACTGGTCGGCAAGTTTTTCCATTACTGTAGGCAGAACCGCCACATAGTATTCGGATATTCGCTTTCCCCAACAATCACCCGTGTCGTAATCGCTTCCGCTTTCGAACCTGGACTGATTCATGTAATACGCATCAATGAAATGCTTGTACGCTCTTTCCGTCTCGGACACTTGCTTCCGGCTCTTGACTGCCTTCATGCAATAATCCATGTCCAATCTGATGCCATCCTTAAAGATGTATTTTTCTGTCAGGAAATCCGCTGTCAGCATCACAGCCAATGGAGTTATCTGCTTATCCTCACGCTCATCACCCATTCGGGCTGCATACTCCTTAATCATTGCCCGATATTTCGACACAATACTTCTGATAGTATCTACGCCTATTTCCTGAATGATCTTGACAAAGGTATGACCGGAAAAACCGAAGTTCTCTGACAGGACAGTAACCACATAGTTTCCATCCTGATAGATATCCCCCGGCTCAACCTCAAAGTCCAAAGTCCTGTTCATGGCTCCGCCTCGCATCGAGTCATCTGACAGAGGTCGTTCCATGTTCGTGATGATGGAGCATCCCCATGTTGGAACGTATCGGATCTCACCGTTTCTGTTCAATCTGCCCTTGCCCCTTCCAGAACACAGGCCGTATATCAGATCCATCAGCCCACCCTTGTTGTCACTGCGAAGCTTCGACATATCATCTACCATCAAAGGCAAATGGTTCAGTGTGTCCAGTTTCATCTCCAAAGCATTGATGGTACTGTTAGACTCGGAGATATACCCACCTTCCGAAGGATTCGCCCATACAGAAGATGCAAGCATCAGCGTGACCGTCTTGCCGGATCCTGTGGTTCCGTACATATTCACGATAAACGGCAGGATTTTCAACGGATATATCAGGATGCTACCGAATGACGCAGCCAGACAGATGAGCGGTTCTTTTCTGCCAGATGCCCGAATCTCCTTAGTCAGGTCGAGCCATGTGTCATAGTCTCCTTCTTCATGTATGGCTTCTGTCAGGGACTTGATTCCGTTTGCGCTGTCAAAATAAACAGTGTCTGTATATGGAATAAATTCATCAGATGCCCACCCGAATTTGGAAGATGACACCCTGGTCTCTATGGGATTCAAAGCCTCAAAATCTGACAAGTATTTGATAAGATTACTGGCTGTCTCTGTTGTCACTGGGAATCCGTATCTGGACAGTTCGACAATCTTTGAAGCGGAACTGACAACGCTCCTAAGTGCCGTCAGCATCTTGATTGTGCCTTTTTTCTTCCACGCAAGCTCCAGTTTCTCATCGCCAGTATTCCTGTCAGTAAGAATCTTGGTAATCACAACAGGATAGTATCCGGCAATTGATACCATCTTCCCATTCTGTGAAAAGATTCCATTGTCTGTCACCTTCCAAGAGCCTGTCGAATAGCTCACGATGTCATCCTGATAGAACGTATCGTATGTATTCGATGCGACCTGAATCGGACTGTTCGCTGCCTTCTCTTCCTGACGCTTCCGTTCTTCACGGATCATCTGCTTATGTGCCTTGACCAGTGCATCGAACTGGCCTTTGACACCGTAGCCCTTGGCTACTAACTGATATTTCCCAATCGTCTCCTGTCTGATTGTTGGATCTTCTTCGAGGAATATGTCGCTGACGAAATCCGCAGACAGGAGTTCTTCTTTTGTAATAGTTTCGCTCATTTCCTTTCCCCGATTACATCCAGATATGTTTCCAGAGACTGATCAGCCTCCTGCTGCATGTGTTGCAGTTTGTTCTGCAATGCGCACCATTCATCTGACAACGGTTCCAGATTCTTGATTTCTTCCTTTATTCGAAGAAGTTCGTCAGATGCCTTGACCGTCCCACTCAGCGCATTGTCCAGTTTCTTCTGGTACTTTTTCGCATCACGTTTCCGTCTGGCAATACGTGTGATAGCAGCATCTGACAGATGACCAGATTTGCCACCCAAAGACTTGAACGCTTCCTTGAAAGAGCAATCATCCATCTTTTCCACGAAGGTGAAGATGTCACCGCTTGCATGGCAACCAAAACAATAAAAACTGTCTCGGTATATCTTCAGGGATGCCGTGTTGTCTCCGGGATGGAACGGACAATGCAGAAATCCATGTCCGTCAGGGTGCAAGCCATACCGCTCAACAACATCCGCCATGCTATACTGTTCTTTGATTTCCTCTTTGGTCATCTGTCAGAATCTCCACTATCCGTCTGCCGGTCTGTCGCTTATCGCAAAATTCAAACTGCACTCCGTACTTTTCTTTCATGGTACTTAGGATCTTGAACAGTCTCTGTCCGCTTATCGCTCCTGGACTTGTGCTTCTCCGTGGATTCTGCCAGAAGTACACATCTTCCAGAGCCTTGATTCCACCACCGTGTTCACACAGGATCACAATCTGAATGCCAGCCTCTTGCGCTCTGACAAGCTCCGCCCGGAACCGCTCATGCTGTTGGCAGACATTTCCGCACAGCTCTTGCAGATCCTTCTTCCTGTCAACTACCAGCCTCGGATTATCCAAAGACTGGTAGTCACCACAGTAAAGCTTGGAACGGAAGTGTTTTACACCCAGGGCATCAAATTGAGACTCGATGCGCTCGATCTGACCTGCGTGTTCACGTGTGTCACACTGAATCGTAATCACTTAAAGGGAAGCTCCTCGTCAATGCTATCGGGGATGTTTATGAAACCGCCATCGCTTGCTGGAGAAGCCTGAGAGCCGCCTTCTGCCAGCTCCTTCTTCTTGTTCTCGGACAACAGCTTTTCCATCGGGATCTCGCATCCGTCTACTTTGTTGTCGGAGATGAACCACCGAAGCTCCGTCTTGACCAGTTCTCTGCCCTGATAGACATCATGGACTACGCCAAAGGCTCCGCCGATCTTCTTATTCTTGAACTGCGCTGCCCATGCGGCAGAATCCTCAACCCAGTTGATCTTTGTGCCGTTGCTCTGCTCAAAGCAGGTACAAAAAGTCTTGTACGCTCTGCTTGTTTTGGAGGGATCCTGGTAGTCCTGAACCATAATGTACTGGCTTCCACGATGAGGCCACTTCTTGTCGGCACGGTCATCATCCTTGAATTCCTTCATCAGAAGTCCAGCCTGCTTGTCCGTCTGATCGAAATCAAACAGTACAACGATCATCGGCTTATTTGTACTGGACACCGTCTCATTTACCTGCTTGATAATCAGATGATGTCCGCCAGGAGTGATTGGCTCCTTCTGCTGCCCCATCACCGTTGCCTCATCGTATCCATTAGGTTTCTGCATTCTTTACCTCCTCTTTGCTGATGGGAATCTCATAAAATCCCCTGATTGATTTTTCTACCAGAAGCAAATCATTATCGATCCGCTCCGATTCAAACATACCCATAGGACTCTTACTGACAGCCATGTCTTCTGCCTGTGTGATAAAGGCGTATCCCTGTGAGTCCTTGACAGCTCTCAGGACGATGGTAAACATCCCCTCAATTGTTACCTTCTCGTCCAGGAGCTTTCCGATGGTCTTCGGTCTGATGTTTCCGAAGTCATCCTGCTGCTCATGCATCATCACGTATACGATCTTGTCCGGAGGGAGCTTGTTTATGATGAACATGATCAGGTTCCAATAGTTGTCGGCCATCTGGTTGTAAAACTGGAACTGCGCATTGCCGGCTCCAGTATTGCTATGGCCACGCATAAATGTGTTCGTAATGAGATATCCAGCATCATCGATCACGATGTTGTGTGCCTTGGATGAAAACAGGCACTTCATGACCATCTGATAGTCATCCGTAGGCCATCCGTTTATCTTCCCTTTGAAGGGAAGCGGTTTGTTCAGCACTCGAATCAGATTCCAATCATCGTTTCCTGCGCAGTTGCGCATGGATGTTGACTTGCCTGCTCCGCTCTTGCCGATAATCAGTACTGGCGTTGCCACGTAATCACCTCCTTACTTAATGCTCATGCTCTGCTTCTCTTCCAGATGCGCTCCGGCAACCGCTGCACCGGCTTTCAGGACATCCTTGATCGCTGTCTTGTCAGGCTCGGCCTTCACTCTCAGGAACTCAGGCTTCAGAGCATTGATATCATCGACTACAACGCTCTGCGTCTTCCGATAAGACACGGCGGCTTTGCTGCTTTTCCACTTCTGACCGTCAAGCATCATCTGGAGATAATTCTTCAGGGACTCGGCCTTCTTTGCCGAACGCTCCTTGCGCTCAGACAGTGCTTTAGCTTCGTCTGCCAGAGCCTTGGCTTCTGCTGTCAGGTCCTTGATATACAAGCAAATGTTCTCGATCTTCTCATCCCTGTCCATCTGGAGCTGCTCCAGAGCAGATGCGTCCAGGATTTCTCCTGTCTCAGGGTCGAAACCAAGTTCGATAGCCTTCTGAATCTGTTCGTTAATCTGATATAAAGTCATGCCTCTCCTCCTCCTAAGTTCGACAGCATTTCCACCAACGGGCCGAACTTCTCCTTGCGCTCGGCAGCCTGTTTGGAGTTCTTCTCTGCATACTCTTCATCGAAAATCAGCATCATTACGATCTTGATGAGATAATCATTCCGTGTATTCTTCGGTTCCATGGCTGAAACCTCCACTCCAGTGACAAGAGCATTGAAGAGTTCAAAACCATCAACCTCTCTCTTCGCATTTAACATTTCACTTGCCTTCACGCCTTACGCTCCTTCCTTTGATGTGGGCATACAGTTCATCCTCGTTTGCCCTTACCCTCTCCCTGACCAACTTCTCGACTTCTTTACGGATAATGTCGTATCGCTTCTCATACGGCAGCTTATCCAGCTCTGGATGAATCGCAAATGCATACGCTTCATCTTCGGTGCGTTGAATGATGTAATCGCCCCGGCTCGTTCCTGACAGGAACCGCAGACTCTCTTTACGAAGCTCCCTGACCTTTTTAATGGCCTTCTTGACCTTGTCAGGATCGTGATTTCCTCTCAGTGCGCTTCTCAGCTTATCCCGATAGTCATGCGCTTCATTCCTAGCAATTGCTATCAACAGCTGCTCTGCACCACTATGCTCTAACTGATGCAGTATCTCGGCAGGCTTGACGGTCGAATCACACTCGTTCCAGTTCCAGTACTGTCCGTTCTTTGTGAGTGCATCACTCAGCAAAATCGTCCCTGGATAATCAACCGTCCGGCGGTATGTCTCTACCACTGGCAGATTGCCGTACTCTTCAGGAACATCCTTAAACCGCCCTATCCAGTGGAACCCCGATGAGAATGTCTTACCGCCGATGTACACAACCTCGTCCGGCTTAAGATTCATCTCCTTGACAAGTCCGCTGACCGCAGTGCCTCTGGGAGGATAGTTCCGGTCATGCCAGTTGCGCTTCTTCAGCTTCGCCATAATGAATTGTCTCCAAGAACCTGAATCTCAGGCTGAGAATCCTTGCGGATGTACCAAGGCCACTTCTTGTTGTTGACGGCGATTATGTCGAAGTAAGTCACCGTCTCGACCAATTTGTGGAGTTTGACCATCAGGTAGCCACCGCAGTGTTCGACTACTGTCCCTGTGTATACGATGGTTGACGAATTACGGTCACACTGTGCGGATATGTCACAGGCTTTCATGCTATCGAAGGTAATTCTGTCTCCGACATAGATGCGGTTCATACGCTCCAGAATCTTCTCGACCGTCAGATCATTCGGACCAGGCGGTACTGGCTGATACTCTCTGCGCTTCTCACGCCGTCTGCGCTCGTAGGCACGGTATACCGTGTCGTTTGGCTTATTCCCTCTCATCACTTGCCCCCTTCACATCCTTCAGCATCTCCTTGAGAGATATGAAGCTCTGTCCGTCTACGATGCCTGCCCGATATTCTCTCTTGTATGCTTTGTAGCCGTCCTCGGTTTCGTATGCCGTGTAAATCCAGTTATGCTCACAGCTGCCAAAACCGCCCCGCTTGCCATGCGGATAGACACACAGCATGATTCCGTCTGACACTCCTGTCAGGGAGAAGTTGCATATCCGCTCGGTCGCATCGGAATTGATGTCTATTGCCACGGAAAGAGCATCTCTGATTGCTGACTTGGTGAACATGCGATATCCTCCTTTCTCCGCTTGCAGAATGGACACTGACCGTCCTGCGTGTATGTCTGCGTCAGAATCTTGCAGACTCTGAATCCCCCATGAATGACTCCTGATGCGAAACACTCTCGGCTGTCGTTGCAGTCAGGCATGGGAAGTGTGTAACCCATTGTTTTTTATCCTCCCTTCTGATAAGATGGAGGTGCGTACTAGATGTCCTCATTCGATGCGCACCTTGGAGCCGTCTGACCACGGCTCTTTTTTATTGGTAGCAAAAGTACATTGTTGAATACGGTGTACTCAGCGTCTTGTAAACAGCACTCCCTTGTGGAAAGTTTGCTTGATACAGAACATCCGCCGGATACTTGCTCCCATTCTCCAAAAGGTCGATTGCCACTTCTACGACCTCATCTGTCGGTTCCTGTGACTCAAGCCAGCTCAGTGTTGAGTACTGACCAGGCTGTTCCACGCATTCTCTGATGCTGTTAGGGAACAAGTCCGAATCCCTTCTGTTGAGTAGGACGCTTCCGACACCTTCCATCATCGCCCTTTCGCAGTATCCTGATTCTGCCTGAATGACATGACTCAGATACCACAAATCTTCATCTGTGTAAGATGCCTCAGTTTCCGTTTCGACCGTTCCGACTCCGGCAAGTGCAACCGCCAACATAATTGGTATAAAGTTCATCTTGCCTCCCTCATCGGCCATCCAAATCGTGTGTCCGCCCATCGCTGTGCGTCCATCCGGCTGACCGTGATGTAATGCTTCCTGCGGTTCTTCATCGTCTCTCTCCGTGCGATCCGGCAATACCACAGAGCCATTTCATACATGAACAGTGCCAGAATAATCAGGCTCCATGTCGGGGCATCTGTCTGGATTAATCCCACGAACAGAATCGCTCCTGCTGCCGATATCCCTTTATCAATTACTCTCTTCCTCATGTGTCTCCCCCTCGAAATCTCTGTCTCCCAAGGTGAACAGCCCCTTAAATCGCCACCCTGGATTGTCTGCCAGTGCTGTCCTCTCTGCTTCTGCCATACTCGTCTGCTCGTCCAGGCGAATAGCCTTGACTCTGCTCCCACCTATCTCTGTCAGCACAACCACATATGACCATGTTCTGACCCTCCGATGGAAGCCGTCCTTCTCAATCACCTTGCTTGTAACGATCTGTTTTTCCACCACCTCTCAAAAACCTCTTTCTTCACTATCATGATCCTGCCGTCCTTAATCCATCCGTCCTTGTTCTGCGCCCGGAACTCACGAAGCAGGTCCGTGATATACCTCTGGCTGACCGGATATATAGAAGGAAGGTCTTTTGCCCTGATCCACTCCATCTTGCCTCCAGTTGACTATTTGGCTACCTCAGTAGCAAAAAAAATAGCTTTCATCTCCTCTGAGTCGATGTCTAAGAGCTTGCACAGCACCTGGATCTCAGCAGCCTTAAACTGATGCGTATTATTCAGCTTGAGATACAATCCCTGTGGGGTAATCCCCACCTGAGACGCTATATATCCGATTTTGTATCCGCTCTTATCTATCTTCTCCCTGAGAAGTTTCGTATCCGTCACCTGCTCTCACCTCCTTTGTTTTGTTGATTTATCATCTACCGTCACCATCTTAATCTATGGGCGATTATTTGTCAACTAATTTTTTCAAAAAAATAAAAAAAAGTTGATTTGTGAGTTACAGTCTGCTAGACTAGCATTGTAAGGGGAGTAGAAAAGAGGAAGCCATGGCTATTGGAGATAGAATTAGAATCAGAAGGGAAGAACTAGGTCTTACCCAACAACAGCTTGCTGACAGGCTTGGTTACAGATCAAAAGCTACAATTAATAAGATAGAACTTGGCGTGAACGGCATATCGCAGAGTCGTGTCATAGACTTTGCTCATGCCCTGAACACGACCATCGAGTATCTTATGGAAATGGATGATGTCGAAAATTCCAAACACCAGAAGTATTACTTTAATGACGAAACCGCAAGAGTTGCACAAGCCATCTACGATGACTCTGACCTTCATGCCTTGTTTGACGCAGCACAGAACAGCAAGCCGGAAGATCTGAAAATGGCAGCAGATTTATTGAGGAGGTTAAAAGGGACAAACATTGACGGATGACATCTATGTTTATTACGAAGAATTACCGGAAGGGATTAATGAAGCAGTCCTCTCCTGCCTGGGCGGATTCACCGTATACATAGACCCACGGCAGAGTAATGATGGACTGAAGCGTTCCTATGAACATGCACTCACTCACATCCAGAATGGAGACTTCTTCAAGACGGATGTGCAGAGCATAGAAAACCAAGCACATAAGAAAGGAGAATAACATGGATTCTAACATCATTCAGGAGGCCTCTTTCAATTTCGGAACCTTTAGCTCATATATAATAGAGGCAAGCATATTGCAACATGAAGATATTACACGACAAATGACCGATTCTGGAATTATCATTATTAATAAACTTGATAATGTATTATTTGATTTTCACAAAAAGCACCCCGATATAAAACTTCATCTATCTACATCAAACCAGCATTACTCATCATCAAACACACTGAGAATTGAAATGACAAGTAAAGAAGACTTCATTTGTACGGAAATACCATTTTTTAAATTATATGAGGATTGGAACGGACCTAAGTATCTATTTACGCAACTCGAAGCAATGCATAAAGAATTGAGATTGAAAGGAGAAAACTGAATGTGGGAACAGACTAGAAATGGTTCTCTGTACCTTTGCGAGCGGTCCTACGACCCACGCACAGGGCGTTCCAAGACGGTATCAGTAAAAATATCCAAGGACACCGCATCTGCCCGAAAAGAGGCTCAGAAACGCCTCACAGCAAAGCTGGAAGAGCATAAGCCGAAGAAGATGCGCCTGTCCGACCTGATTGAACTGTATGAAGCGGAACTGGTTCGTACTGTCAGAGAGTCCACCTATGCCCGGAATTGCTGTTCGTTGAATACCATGCTGAAGATACTGGATGATGTTTATATAGAGTATCTAACCGCAGGATATGTGCGAACAAAACTTCTTGCGACCGGCAAGGCAAACAATTCCATGAATGAGCTGCTAAAGCGTTTCAAGGCGATGCTGATGTGGGGATACAAGAATGATTTCATCGGCAGAGAGATTGCCGACAAACTGACACTTTTTCGTGACGATACAAAGAGGGATCGTATCGCAGATAAGTTCCTTGAAAAAGAGGAACTCCAGAAGTTGGTGGAAGCATTTGACATTGAAAGGTGGGCATTGACTACGGAATTCCTTGCTCTGACAGGACTTCGTTTTGGCGAGTGCGCCGGACTCAACGCAGAGGATGTCGGCCAGGAATACATCTCCGTCACCAAGAGCTGGTCAGAAAACTTCAGAACACTAGGCGATCCAAAGACTAAATCATCCATCCGCGAAATCTATATTCAGCCGGAGCTGGCAGAAATCATCAAGAAGATCCGCATCTGTATGATGAAGCAGAAGATGATGTTCGGATACGAAGACAAGGGATACTTCCTTGCCGGGGCAGACGGTGACCGCATCGGTTATGCAGCCTATTCCAAACAGCTTGCGATTGCCGCAGAGAAGGCTGGCATCGAAAAACACGTAACTCCACACGTACTCCGTCATACAATGACATCGCTGTTTGCAGAAGCCGGTGTTCCACTAGAAGTCATCAGTCGTAGGCTCGGTCATGATTCCAGTGAATTGACACGAAGCATCTACTTACATCAGACTAAAGTACATCAGGAAAAAGACAATCAGAAAGTTAAGGGAGTCACCCTTCTTGCCTGACTTAGTCACGCAAATACTCATGCAACCCATGTGCTATCATGTGCTATTATACGACAATTGAAAATCCTCAGAATCCTTGAATTTACTGGATTTCTGCTATTATATGCCATCATACGACATCTGCCTTTAAGCCCTCCAGATGCGTTTGAAATCCAGTAACTACAAGGAAAATCGAGATTAGTCACGCAGTTGGTCATGCAGCTGCGTGATTTTTCTGCCAAAAACGCACAAAAAGAGGTCGGCAGAACAATGTCTACCGGCCTCCATTACTGGGGATAAGGGATCATTCCGGCTATCACGGTCTTGGAGAGAAGGCTTGGTTTCCACAAAGGGATTTTTCTATTCTATCAGGAGGTTGGCAGCAAATCCCTCCTCCGCCAGCTTCTTAGCCATCTCTTCTGCGTCCTTCTTGTCGAGGACAGCGGATCTCACCTTGCAGTATCCGCCTTCAATAGCGTTGAAATGCACATCGAAACCCTTTATCTGAGCCTGGAATGCAACCTTCTCAGCTTCATTCGGACTCATTGTGGAAATCACTTCCACCATTGCCTTTTCGGTTTTCTTCTTAGTAGCCATATCTGACTTCCTTCCTTATATAATGCTCAAGCCACGGCTCCAGGTAAGCGGTCCTACTTCTCCATCGTCCTCCAGATCCGAAGCTCTCTGGAACTGAAGTGTAGCAGCCAGAGTGTTCTTGCCAAACTCACCGTCAGCCTCTACTCCGATGATGACCTGCCAGATCTTCACAGCCTTGCTGACACTACCATACTTGATGATAGGCATCTGTGTGCTGACAGGATACCGCTTGATGGTCGGGACCGGAGTAACCGTAGCTGTTCCACCTGACGTATATCGATACACATGCTGCCATGAGCCACGGTAGTATGCCTGTGTAGTGATTTCCGTACCCTGATCGCCTGTCTTCGGGGAGCCGTAACTCTGTCCTCTGGCGTGGACTATCTTACCGTTGCCGATGTACATGCAGGTATGGCCGTTGTTCCCTGACTTATGCCAATAGAGGATATCGCCTACCTGAAGCCCGGAGCCTGTACTGAGATTCACTTTCTTAGTCACATCAGTAAAGCCAAGCTTCAGGAGCAGATTCATATTGCCAGTATAGGTCGCTCCGCCGATGTTCACGCCTGCCTGTTTGTATGCAGCCAGAACCAGACTGGAGCAATCATAGTCGGGACCCCACCGGCTGGACTGCGAGTACCCATGGCTTTGATCGTTTGCGATATTAACCGCCCACTTCGCAGCAGATTCGGGAATTGTCATTTCTTCACCTCATCATCATCATCCCAATACTTGTCTTCATTGAACGGTTCACCGTTGCCATCCTTGTAGTACTGAGTAGAACTGATGCACAGGAGCGCACCTAAGAATGTGCAAATCACTGTAATCGTTGCCGGAATCTGGGCAGAATACGGAAGGCTCCATATCTGAGCAAGTCCAGTGTAAAGCGCACCAATTGCCGGAAGAACGATAATTGTAAGATATTTGAGTACATCGTATACCTTTGAATTGAGTTGCATAGAATACCTCCTCATAACTTGTGTGCCTTGAACAGTCTGTCATACTCTGACCGTATATAGTCAGATGCTGCCTTCGTGCGACCATTGGCGAATTTAGGATGATCTGAGCAGAACAAATCGTATGTCTGAATATCATCCAGGGTCTGTTCGAAGTACTCCTGACTATGGTCAATGCTGTTATACAATTCATCTCTGAACCGCAGGATGTGTGTCCGTGCGAGGACAGCGTCCCGTTCATCCAGTGATGCCTCTATCTGTCCAACTTTCTTGTCAAGATCCCCAAGACGGTCGAGGATGCCCTTCAGACGGTCATGCTTTTGATCGTATCTGTTGATTAAAAATTGAATGAATGCCAGGATGCCGCCCCCGACCAAAATGCTAATGATGTCCATTGGACCTCTCCTCTATATATTTGTTTTGGAGGGCAGACGCACGGCCTGCCCCAACTTCGTTAAATTGCCCTTTAACGCAGAATTACTCCTCGACAGGCTCTTCCGTCACAGGCTGTGTCTCATGGTGGATGTATTCCTTGTATCCTTCCACTGCGTCAAGCTGTTCGTCTGACAGCATCACGTATGCGGTTTCTACATCGGAAGCATTCCATAACGTCTGGCAAAGACCGTGGAACTGCACCTTTGCCGACGCCAAATCGGTGATTCCCTCTGCGTGAATATTGTAGTTGCCGTTAATAACTTTGATGATTGCATATTTCATAATTATTTACCTCCGTTTTATGCAAGTGCATTAAGTGCGTCAGAAAGTGACAGTATGGTCGCATTTGTGCCGACCGTGATAGTTGCTCCGCTTGCGATAGCGGTTGTTGCTCTGTACAGTGTATTCCCGATCATGAAGAACGTATTGGCTGAGATCGCATGGTCGGCAATCATATCATCCTCTGTCGGTGCGGTGAGTTTCTCTATGTACAGTTTTGTGTCCGCTCTGTATTCAACCTCAACATCTCCTGCATCCGACCAGATGTTATTCTGTCCTAGCACGGTGGTAATATCCTGCCCTGTCAGGGTCACTTCGAACGGTTCAGCTAGTTCGTACATAATCTGCTGACCTGACATCCCTGTTTTAAAGGCAGATGCGTCAGTGTACGCATTAAGTGTAACGATTATTCCCAAAGAACCGCTCGGTATTATCCCTGCTTGACCAGTAAAAACAAAACTGTTTATTGCCCAAGATGATGCAGATTGATACGTAGGAACGAACATCGATGATATAGCGTTGGGAATACTGCTAACATTAAATTTAGGCATAGATGGAAGCGATGACAATGGAGCATAAAAACAATCTTTTGCGGAAAATCCGCTTGCCTTTGTCCAGTTCAGCGTCCCCAAATCCACTCTCTCCCTATCCACCGTCAGCACGCCTGTCGTAACATCCAGAGTGCCGCCGTAGATAGTGCCGTCTAGGTCGATGGTGACGGTCTGAATATCAGCAAACGGTTCGTATGGTGTAACGGTTGTGCCTAGTTCCAACTGCGGTTTGACGATTATGCCTGTTCCTGCTCCGTTACCACCTGTTACCTTGCAGACTACTCTCACGTAATTACCAGTAGGAGTAAACTGTTTTGCGCTTGAATCATAGGTAGCATTGGATAGCAGTGCCGTACTCGATGATGTTTCACCATCGTATACCGTACAAACACCCATCTGGCTTGCATTTCCGCTAACATTAGTGGCACTTTCACACTTGATTGTATACGTTTCTCCTGCTGTGACAGGTATTATATGTTCAATCGTGGCATTCGCTCCAGATGCAACAACTGTGAAAGAACCATCACCGTTATCTGTGACAGATGTAATTCTTGTTGATATCGTTTTGTCTGCATAATCTAGCAGATTCTTCCCTGTCCTCGTCACCTTCGCCGTATCGTGTCCGCTGATGGGTCTTATATTAGTGGGTGAAGGGTCACCAGAACCACTCTGCACAGGTTCGATATTAACAACAAGCGACTTAACAGGCACTCCGTCCGCTCCGTCACTGAATGATGCAATTGCTCCATATGCCGTGTCCGTAGCGTATGCCGCAAGTGCGTCAGATGTGGTCTGCTCCAACTGCGTCTGAGCGGACAATAAATCTCCCTTTAACGAAGTTGTGTCTTCCTCTAAAGCTGCGATCTTCTGAGTGTGTGTGGCAAGTTTGGCCTGCGCATCTGCGTCCCGAAGGATCAGGTTATTGTCTCCAATTTTTAATGTGCTAGTCGTTATATCCGCCATAAGGATCACCCCCTGTTGACCGTGGCACTGATCTCCACGATACCAGAACCTTTATCAGTTGCTCCAACCGTTACCGTCATGCCCGACAATGCCTGTGCGCTCTGAGCGGCACTCTCTGCGCTCTGCTGTGCGCTGTCTGCATAGCCGGACATTTCTGTCCTGATTGCTTCTGCTGTCTCTTCCGCAGCATCACTGGCTGCCTGCTGTGCTGCCTCTGCACTCTGGGCGGCCTGTTCAGCGTATCCCTGACTGTCACCTATCTGCTCCAAGAGTGCCTCATACCAGGACTCAAGTGGGTCAGGAATCTCCGTCTGTGCCGTCAAAGACTTCTGTACGTTCGTCTTGTAGATGACCGTCTTGGCAAGGTCATCATCGACCGTCCAGCGAATCTCCGCCTTGCCGAAACCTTCATAGGCCGTATCTGTCTCATCAATCGTCCACATCAGGTTATTCCCTATCTGCTGTGTGGAGACGATATACGGAGCCAGATCCTTATTGCGCTGATAGACTAACACGGCGGTTCCTTCACCGAAGTTTTCAATCAGATAACTCAGGTCGAACCATACCTGCCTGACTCCATGCTCCCCCTGTCTGCCAAGCGGAAGGATCGCACCACTGTCTGTGGTTACTGTCGTGATAATCATGATGCATCCCCCCTTATGAAATGGTAAGCTCAACTACACCGGAGCCTTTATCAGTTGCAGTAATGGAAAAGGAATCGCTTTCTGTCAGAACCCTTTTTGAATCGCCCGGTCCAAAGGATATGTAAAGCTCATCCTCATCCGTAGCCACTCCGAACTCACCTGGGAGCATTTTATCAGGATCATAATTTGCGAGGTTCCCTCGCCTCATCTGGATAGCCATGATTGACCTCCTTATACGCCGAATACATAGCGCAGTACCCAACGATTATTCGATAATGCAATACTGGCTACGGACATTGATGTAGAACTGTTGCTCTCATATCCTGCAATGTGATCGTCAAATACATACACTGTCTTCGCTGCAGCAACATTGTTTGCCATCGAAATCATAAACTGTACACTACTGACACCAAGACCAGTGCCAATATCTCTTAGTACACAGTCTTTAGGAATGTACTGAAATGACCACTCATAATCTCTTGCATGACCATTTGTATATTCAGACCATGCCAGAACGATTCCATTCAACTGTTTACTCACAGGCTCAGACAGAGTAATCGTCTGGCCAGAAGTCATGTAAGATCCACTTCCCGACCACAAGAGATTGTTTGCACCGGAGAAGTTGAGTTTCGGCACATATGCCTCTTCTGTATACCACCAATCAAAAACAATGCCATTTGTATTAGAAGGCACTGGCAGAATACGTGTTGCCGTAAATGTTGTTGAGCCGGTACGTTCAACTTGCACGTAACTATTTATGTTCCTGGTAGTGTTTATCGGGAACATGGAATCCGTCACATCTATGTCATAATCACGACCTAATAAAGTGGCATTTGTGGCAGAAAAAGAGATGGGCGTGGATGTTATAGGTGCTTCAAAATCCACAGAAGAAACGCTTGCGGTAAACAGCTTACCGAACGACTTCATCCGTTTCAGATAGTTGTTGCTCATCGTCATCTTGAAGCCATCAGAACCATCAGCAAGTTTAAAATTCATTTCGCCGGAGCCAATTTTCGCTTGAAAATCACCTTCCTGACCAATCGTTGCACCATCTGCCCCAAACGTAGCCAGTTCCGTCATGCCGTCCCTAACCGCAATACCGTTAGACCTTATCAGAAGATTTCCGCCACTGTGATAGTTCTGGCTGTTGGGGTCGCTCCACTCTCCCTGGGGAATCTCCGTTACATGCGCACCGGTATCTGTTCCTGCTTCGTTCTGCCAAAAATACTGATTGGTGTTTCCTGCTATCCTTGACACTCCTTCTAACCTCTTCTGTATTCCTGAGACATGAGATGCCAGTTTGTCCGCTGCGGTAAATCTCGTCTTCTCACTGGACTTATTCGGCTCTGCATCGCAGGCAATCGTTGTAGCTGCATAGGTCGTATAAGTGACATGGCTGATGAAGCACTGGTAGGTATTACCATCCACACCAGTGATATATGCCTGATCGCCAGCCTCAATTGAAAGGTCATCATCAATGGTTGCGTTCAGGGGACGGAACCACAGACCAGTGACTACTGCACCGAGGAAATTTTTGATAGCATCTGCCTGCGCCGTAGTCTGGATAAAAGGATTGCCTGAGATAGTAATGACATAGCCGTCCGTGCCATATAAAGCCGTGGTGTAGTCCTGCGTGTTATCATCAGCGTTGATATTATCTGCGGTCGCAAGCACCACTTTCAGGCCAGTGATGGCGACATCATCCGTGTCAATCGTCAGCGAATACGGAGAGCCGATAATATGCATGTTCGCAGGATACGTGAACGTACCACCATCAGCCGAGTCTTCTGAACCGTCATAGCTGAAGTCACCACCGTTCAGTGTATCTCCGTCAGAATACGGTGTATCTGTCGTATCGAACGTACCACCGTCATAACCCTGTGGAAGAGCATTGATACTATACCAATCAAAGTAAACCCTTCCGTACTGATCGACCTTGGCATACACTCCGCCAAGCTGTGCGCAGTAAGAAATGACATCGTGCCATGTCATCGAATCCCATTCCTCTGGCTGTTGCGCAACTGTATAGGATCCATTCGGAATCGGAGCAGACTGAGATGCCAGTGTAACTCCGCAGATACGTGCCGCTGTCTGCACCAAAGCCGTCAGTGATATCGGGAAAGCAATCGTTTCTCCTCTTGTCTCTGTGCAAGGGAAGTCAAACAGACTCAGATTATCGTATGCTGTCAGTGTGATGTTCGCACCGTCATACGTGTAATCCACGATGTTATACGAACCAATAAGAAGTGAATCTTCCTGAATCTCTTCCTCTTCGTCATCAGGAATCTCTGCGACACCATAGAATGTGAGCTGGCATGTCGCATCACGGAAGTTATACGGAGAATACAGTCCATCCTCGTTCAGAACCGTAATCGTAAGCTGTCCAGTGACAGCAGCTCCGATGGTGAACTGACCATCCATGGAAGTGGCGTTGTCCAAGACAATGCCATTCAGGCTGATATGTTCGCTGTCAATCGTAAGCTGCGTGTCATCTGCAAGCACCACCAGAAGTGATGCACCTGTTAAGATTTTGATATTGCCGAGATTTCTCATATCATACCTCGATAATGTTGAAGGCTATATCATTCCTGCGATACCCTTGCACATAAGAGTTGACCATGGCTGTGCGGTCACCTACGTAAAACTGTTTCTGCACTCTCTTATTCTGAAGAGCATCATGGTACTCGACCCAGAATGTCTCAGGATTTACCGCCTCAAGGACTTCCTTCGTTGAGGCAAAATCGATGCCTGCCCATTTCAGTTCCAGTTTGCGCTTCCGTGTTCGAAGGTTTACGTGCATCTTACCCTTCAGATCACGGCCTGCGTCACTGTCAGACACCGATTGAATGCCCCACTGCAACTCCGAAGGGTCGGGAATCCATGCGTCAGGAGAACTAAGTCCGGCCTTCGTCTTTGCAACCTTCAAAATCGTTTTTTTGATTTCTGCACCGTTATCTGTCATATCGTTCACCCTATCGCTACGACCGTGCCGTACCGACCGTTCGCTTTGCGTTCGCCCTTCTTTGTGGCTCTATACAGAACTTCAGAATCCAATTTGACGATGACTTCGATAGGAGCATCGCCCTGTCCACCGAGGACCCCGGCTACCGCTCTGGCAACACCTGCGCTGACGGAGCTGACGATCTGGTCGTTGTTCATAATTGCCGTATCGCCACCGATTGTGCCGACAAGCTCAGGTCCAGCTTCTCTTGCGATGAACATCTGCCCTGTCGTGCCGATAAGTCCACCAGATGCATATCTCTGGACAGGCTGCCATCTGCCGTTCTTGTAAATACCGCCTGTTGCGCCTTTACCATAGCTGTCCTTTTTCTTGGTAAATACGGCGGTGAATCCCGAAATAAACCAGAATGCAATATCTGAAAGCGAAGGAAGCTTTCTCTCTTTGATTCCAGCCTTAAATCCGGCAATCTCTCCAATCTTGAATGCAATATTCTTATAGTCGAACTTGGCAGTATTCTTACCAAGTGTAAACTTCTTTACGCCAGATCCTGTCTTCTTGTCATACTGAGCGGTGTTACCCTTCAGAATAAAAGCCTTGATCGCACTGCCAATCTTCTTCGTGTACTCAGCAGTAAAGTTGGATATCTTGGATCCAGTAACCCCTTTGCCTTTGAAGTAGTCGTAGATTGCCGTCCAGTTCTTGGTACTCTTATCGCCGTTCTTGATATTATCGATCGCCTGCTGAACAGTAAGTGTTCCATTGTTAAGCGTCTTCTGCTTTTCCGTCAGGCCATCTGTTACCCTCGAAATATTTGCCGTCACTTCCAGCGTTGTGGAACTAAGCTTGCCAAAGGACGAATCTAACTTCGGGGCAGCTATCGGAGCCGGTTTCTTAGGAACCTGGGGAGCCGGAGTTGTTGGTTTTGGAGTAGTTGGTTTCAGGAACGGCCCTGCATCCGTCTTCCCCATGAGCCTTGCATTTGTCTGGTTGCCCTTCTTTTTCGAATCGGCATAACTTCCGATATTATGCGCTGCTTTGTACCTATCAAGGCTATATCCATCAGAACCCATACCGGATTTCGAAGTATTGAATCCGTTTTTGGTTTTGGATCCCTTCCACTTTGACCATCCCTTGGAAGGATTAGGATACATCTCATCGATAATGTCATTTACTTCCTTGCTCTGTAAGGTCTTGGTGTCAGCCTCTACATCGCTTACCACCCACAGTAATGCAAGCGGAATCGTAAGCTGAAGGCCGTTACCAATAAGCGAAAGGAATGAAGCTGATCCTGCTCCTGCAGCTCCGGCTGCGCCTGCACCAAGTGTTGTCCCGGCAAGTTTCGCAAGAATTCCAGAAATAACTCCAGCAACACCTTTAAGGATCATGTTTTTGGCAATAACAAATGCCAGTAAGAGTGATATCGTTCCGAGATGATCGACAACCCATCCTCCAAGTGCTTTTGCGGCTCCCGGCCATCCGCCATAAACAGCCTTGACCTTATCATCGATACCCTTCCAAATACCTCCGATTATTCTGCCCCAATGTCCTGCCTCAAGTGCCTTGACGAGCAAATCGACAACATTAGCAACAAAGTTCCCGGCATTGAAAATCAGCTTGCCAATATCAGTGCCAATTTTTGACCAATCATTCGCTGGAACACTTTTGATGCCGTTGATGATGCCGGTCTTTATCTGCGCCCAGTTTTTGCCGAAACCTTCGAAGACTCCGTTTATCGCCTGAAGCAGACGGTCAGCCATCTTGAATCCATTCTGGAAAAGTTCTGACCACTTGATGTCAATCAGTGCGCCTGCAACAGAACTGCCGACCTTAATGCCTGCCTGATGGAAGTCAGCCGGACTCATCTGTGTGCAGAAACCAGTAATCGCAGTGATGACAGCATTCGGGAATGCGGATAGATTCTTCCTTACTTCATCCCATCTGATGTTGTATACGACCTTCGCAAGTGCCGCTCCAATGCCCTGACCGATTCCATTCCAATTGACAGAATCAAAGAAGGAGGATCTTGCAATCAGTGCGGTATTGATAGCACCATAGATCGTATAAGCAATGCCGTCCCACATTGCTTTACCGCCGGAACCGGTATAGTCGAACATTCCATTCAGCAGAGTACCAAACGATTTTGCGACCTTGGCTGCGGTCGGCTGAATCTTCTCCTCCCACGGTACACTCAGAAGTGCCTTGCCAACTTTCTCACCAATAATTGTTCCAATCTCAGTGAAATCGCCCTTGTCCCATGCATCCCTGAGTTTCTGAGCGAAATCCTTGACGGATGAGCTAATAGGCTGTTCAGAGAATGCAAGCTCACCACCGCCTGATGAACCGCCGCCTCCACCTCCGCCAGAACCGCCAGAACCGCTTCCTTTATCGGGAGCATCAAGACGATTAATCTCGTCAAATCCAAGGAGCGTCCGTCTCAGTTCCTTGGCTGCTTTGTTCGCATTGTTCGCTCCCTTGGCAGCATTGTTCGTAGCACCACCGAAGGAAGTAGCTACCTTTTCCGCCTTACGCCATGTGGATGCGCCTGTCAGCGTAGCAATCAACTGATTGAACACATTGATAACAGCCACGCACTTGTCGATGACCGCATCCAGTACCGGGGCAATCGCATCCAGTATCGGAGAGATAGCTGCGCCAATAGAATTACGGAAGTAAGTCAGCGATGTGGTGATGCTGTTCATCGTGTTGGCAAATCCGTTACCGACAGCACTCGCCCAATCGTATACCGCAGTGACACCTTCCTTGATGGCCTGCGTGACCATCCTTATTGCGCCTCTCAAGGCTCTCATGAAGGCTACCCTGCCAATCATATGGAACAGATGCCCAAAGCCACTGGCAAGCCCGTAAACCCTTGTAGCAAGCCCCTGGATAGGTGAAAACAGCATCTTGAACGGGAGCTGTGCAAGTTTCGCACCTGCACTTCCGATACGCTTAAAGTCAGACACGATGGAACTAGCGACATCGCTAATATTTGTCGTGCCGAGATTGCTGAACATGCCCTTGCCCTTGGAGCTTACCGTCTCAGCATCCTCAAGTGCCGCCTTCGCACTCTTTAAGGACTTGGACATGCCAGCAAAAGCATCCTTGCTGTCCTTGATGCCTGACAGGGACTTGCTGAATGCGCTGGCACGGTCCGTGATGTCCTTGAGGTTCTGGGCAACGGTGGACAGTTTGTCCGCCGAGCCTGCCATCGTCTTAATGCTCTTGGCAAGGTCACCAAGGTGCTGGAAGTTACCCTTCTCAGACAGAGAAGCAATCTCTGTAATCTTCGACCTGAGAGCCTCAAGCTTCCGCTCCGCCTCTTCGGCATTGACGGTAATATTTATTTTTAACTCTTCAGTCGTTGTTGCCATTATCCTCACCCTCTTTGTGGGTGTTCAGTCGCTTGTTTCGAGCAGAGAAGTTCGCCCTGAATTGCTCCGCCATCTTCATGGTTTCTTCATGCGCATATTGCTTACGCATCTCATCCGTGACAGCAAGCGGTTTTTCAAGGTACTTACCAGGCTTCTGAGGCTTGCTTGCATAAAACGCCCATCCCGGCCTTTGAGCCTCCATCGCTCTGTAGATGTACAAACCTTGAAGCCACAACTGAGAGTTGTCGTACTCCTGTTTGTACTCATAAGCCTTCCTATAAGCACGAACCAGTTCGCAGTCCATCTGCCAGTATTCCTTGTAGGTCATACCAAGATGGATGTAGTAAGGGAACTGGTCCCTGAAAGCCTTCGTGAATGAGAAAGGCTCTTCTTCCTCATCCGGGTCCTTGAACAGTGATCGGCTTAGTTGTTCACTGTCCAGGTCGTTTTTCCCTTCTCGTCCGGCTCCTCAAGAAGCGCATCGAGCGGTTCGGTGTACATCTCCGTCAGAGTTGCGATGAAGCTGGTCTTATCGGGAATAGACTTCCAGATCTTATCCATCAGCGAATCGATCCCTGCTGCCTTCCTGTGATGTGCAAGGAATGCTCCACGGAACAGCATGGATGCGCCGGTCAGAGGCTTATCAGCCATATTCTGGACATCTGCAAGAGTCAGGCCGTTCTGCTCAAGCGTCTGAACTGTCTCTCTGGTGTACTCCAGTGTGTAAGCAGTTTTTTCGAAAGTGAAAGTGATTGTCTTTGCCATTTCCTTATCCCCCTATAGTAGTTGAGGCCCCGGACATTGTTGTCCGAAGCCTCTGTGAGTATGTGTATGTTTTAGATCACAGCATCTTGCCAGTGTGATCAGTGAAACCTGTGGTCGGAGTGACCGTGTAGGTGACCGGACGAGCTGCATCCGTGCCTGCGCCAGTCAGACGGACTCTGATCTTGCCCTTGAAGCTGACAGCAAGGAACGTGGTCACAGTCGAACCAGAGCCTGCGGTGATCGTCAGTGCGCCACCCGGCTCGCCCTTGATGGTATCCGGCTCCATGACCGTGGAATCGGTCGCAGAAGGATGTCCGCCGAATGCGATGACGAAGCTCTGCTCTTTGCCAGCCAGTGCCTGAACAGCGTTATACTCTTCGATACTCAGGAAACCGTTAAACTCAAGGCTTCCGCCCGGATCCGGCAGAGCATCGATATACTTATGGCAGGCATCGGACAGCGTGGTCACATCCTGTGTGTCTACGGAAGATCCGATATCCGGGTATTCGGAGATGTTAACAAGTTTGGTATATGCGGTGGAAGCGTCTCCACCGGTCATTAAGAAAGTACCAGCAGTTAAGGAGTACATATTCTTACCTCCGTGCGTAAATGTTACCGCCAGCATCGGCAAGGCATTCATACCTTCCGAGCAGACGGATTATTGATTGATTACGGTTGCTTACTGAGCTATTACGATTATCGGTCAGATCGACATAGTTGCTCGTTGTGCGCCGAAGTCCTGCGCCCCTAAGAGCATTATCAATCACCGTTAAGATGGATTTAGCTTCCGCCTTCTTGCCAGATGCCTTGTTGCTATAAACCTGAACATCGTAGGTCATAGCCGCATATGTCTCTTCGTGGGAAGAAATACGGTACTGAGGCGGAGTGTAGTTGTCGATCTGCTCGACATAAACAGCAGGAAAAGAAGGCGGAGCGATGGCAGCCTCAGAGGTGACATAGATGGAATCATCGTATGCCATCACTGCATCGTGTATGATTGTGAAGATTTTCGCCTCGATATCAATCATTGGAATGCCTTGCCTATCTCTGCTGAAACAACAGGAGTCGTAGAGAATTCAATCTCTTTTCCTAACTCATAAAAGATATTTGCGGATGGGTTACCATTAGTGAGGTATCCACCTTCTCCAAACGTACTTGTGCGAATAGGCCAATACCCACGAAATGTTTTCAGCTTTTTGGGGTCTGTCAAAAACTGTGCATGCGTAGCCGACCACGATGCAGCAGCATTGGCAGGATGTCCAATCGGGTTGTCGTGCCGATATGTAATACCAGTCCCAAACTCGATGAACAACAGTGCCTCGCCAGATGCAATTATGCTCCACTCATTCCCCTCATTCACCGTTGTAACAGAAACATCATTTACACCGTTATATGGTGAGAATCCGTTATATGCTGTCTGAGCAGAGCCTGCCTGTTCCTTAACATGCTTACTCATCGCCTCCGGCACGCCCTTAGTAATCGCATTTGAAATGGCATCCAACCTTCTCAGAACCGCTGCCGTACCCTGCATGACATCACCTCAACTGCCTGATAGCCACAGCCGTATAGGTCGGCAACTCTGCTATCTTCAGGACTCTATAATCTGGATCCTGATCAGTCGGACGGTCCAGCCAGATGGCAGCATTCTCATCAAACGGACAAGCACCCTGATCCATGTGAATCGTGTAGTCGTAGTCAATGTACGTGCCAAAGTCTCTGGGCGTAGCCGCTCCAACATTCTCCGAGAAAGTTCCGAAAGCCTGCGCCGGTTCATCGTAAGCCGTACTGCGCTCACCAGTAAGGTACTGTCCTTCCGTCAGCATCTCCCGACCGATGTAGTTGGCATACCAGAAAGGCTTCTTATCCCTCTCAAGCATTCTCATCAGCTACCACCCCCGGCACATGAGCATACGGCACGATTCTGCGAAGAAGCACATCATCGGACTCATATACCCTGGAAACACCGTTGTCAGACATACTGGACTGACCTTCAGCACCACGTTTCAGGATCTCGTTTCTGGCAAGACGAATCTGAATCGTCTCATACCGCTCCGGCACTTCGTAGGTCTGCGTGTCCGCTGCGAACGGATAACATCTGCGAAGCACCTCGTCTCCTGCAATAGCTAAGTAAACAAGGAGAGCATCGTCAGAAAGATCCGTCTGGCCGATCATGGCTTTAAGCATTGTGAGCTTTTCACTATCAATCATTACGATGCCCTCCTATGGGTTGCTTATGAAATCTCCAGCTTGTAGATCTGGGTCGCATCCGTCAGGGCTGCGATGTAGTACTTACGTGCGAAGATGTCGTTCATGCGAGTGTTCGCAGAGCCAGTAGCTCCGCCTGCTCTTGCTGCGACTTCGGTCTGTACGCCGGTCTTATTGAAGACGGTGACAGCCTTGTTCGTGCCAACATAGATCGTGTTAGCGGTTGCGTCCTGCTTGAAGTAGATGGTGACTCCGGCTACTTCTCCGATGTATCCGGGGTTCCATGCGTGTTCCGGCACATAGACAAGCTGATCCTTGCAAGCCTTGCGGATCTTGCCGACTTCTGCCTTGCCAGCGATTGCCCATACGGTCGGGACGAATCTCCGCTGTGCATCCAGTGCGGTTTCGCCTGCGGCATCCTTGATATCCAGAGCGGAAACAGCATCAACCATCGCATCGAAGGAGAATGCTGCAGCAGTACCGTTGCCCAGAGTAGCCTTCGCCATCTCAGCGTAGATATCAGCATTGACCTTGTTGAACAGTGCGATGCCCATGTGACCGATACCAGCCTGGACAGCCATCGGATCTCTCATCATCGCTTCATCAGAGTACTGGAACCAGTCCTGGATGCACTTGATGACATACTCTTCGCCGGTCAGTCCAACAGCGATGGAAGCGGTGTTGCCAACGCCTTCTGCGACATCAACCGCAGTTCCGGTCGGCGTGTACTTGTAAATGGTTCTGCGATCTCCGGCAACACCCTGCAGGTTGTTGTCAACAGTACAGAATCCATTCAGATCCAGGTGAGAAAGATAAGTATCTTCAATTTCATTAGAGATAAATCCCTGATTGAGGGTATCTACTCCAGTAAGAGAAGTAGTCTTAGACGGTGTAAAAGGCATAGTCTATTCCTCCGTTACTTTTGATAGAGTTTCTGGTATTCCTCAGGAAACTCATTGGCAAACGCCATGCGCTCCTGCATGGAGAGCTTCCTGAACTTTTCGAGTGTCATGGCCGGGGCCTGCTTTCCTGTGCCGCCCTGACCGGGTTTCGGAGTCTGCTTGAGGATACTCGCCTTCGTGTCTTTGTCATGCTGTTCAAGGAACTTGCGCTGATTCTCAAAGACAGTAGCGACATCTCCGTCAGCCGTGGCGATCGCCGTAGCCTGTGCCAGCTCCGCATCGTAGCCGAGTGCTGTGAACTGCGCCGCATAAGACGCAATCGTGTTCTGCCGTGTCAGTTCAGCGACCTGCGCCTGAAGCTGTGCGATAGTATCGTCAGCCTTGCTATTGCCGGTCTTCTGCTGTTCCTGAAGTGCCTTCAGTTGTTTCTTGTACTCAGCTGCATCGTGGTTGGCTTTTGTGACGGCATCCTTGTATTTTTCAAGATCTGCCAATTCTGCGGTATGATCTTCGTATTCGAAGTTTTCGAGTGCTGAGAGTTTTTCTTCCGCAGTCATCGTCTCATAGCCATCAATAGTGCCTACGTCAATCTTTGCCATATTCGGTTCTCCTGCGTTTTATCGACTTCCCTGTCGTTCTTTTGGAAATTTGCGTTTGATTTGAGTGACGGCCCTGTCACTATGTGCGATTTGATGAGGCAGCTTCCCTGCTGCCATGATGCGAAATTTTTACGTGCTGTCCCTAGCCACATCTATTTGGTTTAATTGTAACACTCAAATAATATGTGTTCAAGTTTAAACAATATGTGATATTTACCTTTTTGCGATGGGTTCAGGCCAACAACGACAATTCCAATGGAGCTTGCGGAATGCTGACAGGAGAATGATCTTCCCTTCTTTCTTCCGGCAATCAGCACACACCTTGGCATCACCCATTATCCTCCAGATGCCATATTTGAATCCTGCTTCCTGTGCAGCTTCAAGCAGAATCGCTTCCACGACATCATCCGCAGTCTGCTCGAACTGTTTGGCGAAGTACTTCATCGCCAGCTCTATCTGCTTCTTGCGCTCCGAGGATGTCCGACAGGACTCCAATGCTTCGAACAGCCGTGACCGCTTTCTGTCCGCCTCATCATAATATTTGTAATGCGTCACAGGATCCGGCGTACTTAGCCAGCCCATAAGCCACATATCGACCAGAAAGTCATCATCGCCTGTCAGCCACTTGTGCGTCCGCTTCGCCGTCTCCTTCAGGCACTCCACGGACATGGCGATAACATCCTCATAACAGGCATTTACGGCGTACAAACCGTTTATCTCATCAAAGGCCAAGAGGCTCTGGTTCAGCCTCTTAAACCTCCTCAGAATGCGCTTCAGATAGACACGTACAAGCCTGTCACGGATCTCATATACATTACTGTCTTTCGTCAGCTTTCTCATACCACTCATGCCTCAATATGGCTTGTCTCGTCCATCGGGGATGGAGTCTCTGGCTCCTCGTTGTTCGCATCTGCCAGAGCATCAATATCTTCCCTCTCTCTGGACTCTGCCCAAGCTTTTGCCAACAAATATTCATGATGCGGATCAGCGCACATGTTGCTGTGGGCGTATGCGAATTCCGGCGTAATCCAATCAGAGGACAGCATCGAAATCAGATTTGTCACATTCGCAGAGTCGTTTGTGTAATTCCTTCTGGGGAATCTGATATCGACATCGACAGGGAAGAGGTTTGTTCCGCCCAGGGTGTTCGACAGCACGATCATCAGATTCAGGAACCGCCTCTCCGACTTCTTGAAGTAATTCTCACGGATCCTTGCCCTTGCCTCTGCCTCAGAAAATCCGTTTCTCAGAATAACAGCGGAACCAGTATCCGAGGTGGATGTTCCGCCCATGTTGCGGTTCGGCATTCCGACAATCGTCAGGATCTGGTCGTACATGGACTGTACAAGAACTTCTGTCTGCTCCTGATTCAGTTCCTGTGCAAGGTAGTACGCTCTGGAGTTCTGCGGAATCATCATTCCGCCGACTTCCTTCACCTGTTGCATGAAGTCCGCTTCCGCTTCCGCCTGAGTCTGTGTGGAGTCATGCTCAATCTGCATTCCTTCCAAACAGAGGATAGCCTGGATAAACTGCTCAACGCCGTCAACACGGTTCGACATGACGGTATTGACGCTGTTCAGAAGGGGAATTACCTGCTCAAAGTCACCGATCCGTGCCTCGTTCGCCGGATACTCGATGATCGGGATCATGCCAAGCGCATGGGGACCAGACTTCGTGATTTCATCGGACATATCATTACCGTCCTCGTCCAGTACATAGAAGTCCGTTGCAGTGTAACAATAATACAGAACCGTATCGTCATTCAGCGTCACGGAAGTGAATGCCATCATTGGCTTGTGTCCCATCTTGGACGAATACACTACCTCAGTGTTCCGGGGGTCGAGCGTATAGATGGCAAACGGAGATTCGCCTTCCAGAGCCTCCTCTTTAGGCAGGATCATCCTGAATGCCCTTCCGCAGATGGACTGCCATTCTGCCACCTCAAGGTCGGAGGTTTCCTTGTCCTCCAACATGCAGTACCGGGTCAGTGTATCGAGATCACTGTTCTCGATGCCTTCCTCGTTGTCATTGGACGCTGCGTCTATGTACTGGATAGGTGCGGATAGCAGGTAGCCGACTTTGAAGTTCACGATCTCCGCAGCACGGTTCACCACGACCTTGTTGTTCACGTTGTCGTTGTAGGTTTTTTCTCTGGTGTTGATAGGCTGATCGCCCTTGTAGTATTCATACAGATAATTGATATCCGTACTGTTCTGCTCATGGTCATCAATAGCTTCCGCAAGGACATCTCCTATGTTGGAAGAATCGATTTCCAGGACATCGGTGTACACGACAGTTCTGCCGTAAAGGTCTTCACGTAACTGAGCCATCAGAATGCCCTCCTAAATGTGTGGACGAAGTTGTTTTGATATCTAAACACCATGGATGCTGCCATTGCCAGACTGTCGGGAGCATCATCGTGTTTGTTCCGTTTCATGATCGTAAACGAGAACACATTATCCATGAATTGCTGGTAGTGCTTCGGCCTCTGTCCATGCTCAAGGAACACAAACGATTCCCTGATTTCCGGCGCACGATCAAAAATCCTCTGCTCTTTGCTGACATTATTCGGCGCAGGTTTTGTCAGCACCGTGCAATAGATGTTGTTCTGCCTCATGAATGCCTGCAGTTCGTCCGCATATCCCTCAGTCATCTTGTTTGCTTCGATTTGCATCGTGGAGACTTCATATTTCTGGACGGCTTTCGCAAGAGCCGGTATCGACTCCCTCTTGTCACCGTCCGTGTATACGACATCCACCACGTATACCGTGTCTTCGTACTGGTAGCACACCGGAGCCGCCGTGAAGTCAGAACCACCGAATGCCGGGTCAACCGCCATGAATCTCCTGTCCGGCTCCTTGTCCTTAGGCAGCATTCCGTTGTAGAAACGCATATCTCCCGATGCAAACAGACTACCTTCTCTTTCTATCGGCTGCTGCTGATACACGGCATTCCATGAAGCCATGTCGTTGTTCCGCTCATATCCGGCACGGATGCCCTGGAAGGTCTGCGTGTCAAATCCGATACCGTACTTCCAGTTAAAGTTGCTCTCATCATGCTCGTCCAGAGCAGGCAGCAGAATCTCTCTCCACCTGACATGGGACAGCTTTGACTCTTCCTTGAGCATCTCAACACGACAGCCAATCGGGTCGATCAGCGACCACCGTGTACCGATCCAAAGCTTCTTGGAGCCTTGCTTTGCTCTGGAGAGCAGGTCCGTCTGCGTCCTTGCCCATAATTTCACCATGACATCTTTGTTGATGGCCTGCTCCAAGCCCTTGCAGAGGTCATCAGCTATCAGGATGTTGTCACAGTCACAGGCTCCGTTCAGTGTACCTTCTATGGAACGGCAGGTAATAGACGGATACCTCGTCTTGCGCAGGCAGTTCACCGTCTGGTCGGCAGCGTTTACCTTCACCACAGGACTATTCGGGAACACCCTGTCCCAATGGTAGGTGTACGGATCCCTGACGATTTCCAGAAGTCCCAGATAAAACTGTTTCGTGACCGTGTCAGACATCGAAGAGTACAGACAGGAACCGTCCGGGTGCTTGCCTATCTCCCATGTTACGAAGAAATCCATCAGGGTGGTCTTCCCGACTCTGGGTGGCATCGAGAGGAATACCTCGTCCAGCTCACCGTCTTCCAAATCCTGCATCGCCTGAACCACAGGGCGTAGTGTCTTCATCCGAGGCTGATAGAATTTCTCCTCCGGCGGTCTGTCTATCTCGCAGTAGAGCATGTACTGTTCAAAGTCCCACGGAGCCTCCAGTAGCAGACTCTGGGAATACGCTTCGTACAGATCAAGCACCGGTCCGCCGTCTTTCATGTCAGCACGTATCCGGCCTTGCATCTGGCGGTTCATATCATGGAGATCCCGCATCATTTCTGTCCAATTAGACTTCCTCGACTCCGCAGAATAATCCGACTCAATACCACGGACTCTCTGATCATTCTGGAAGTTCTCGACAGCAGACAGGAAATCGAAATATCCCTGGGCATCCTTTGCCGAATTGAAAATCTTTTCTGCCAGCTTGTATGCCGATGTCACTTCTTCAGATGTGCGCTCTCCCCAATTAGGGTCGGGTCCCTTTCGCCTCATTCGATATCCACCACCGTACTGTACTTCTGCTCCAGAGCCTTTTGGTCTACGCCCTTCTCAATCGTCTCCGACCTTGTTGTGACCTCACTGGCATTCTTGTAGCCGAGCCAGTTGTTCATCAGGTAGATAGCTGCCACAGGCATTACCTGACCGTCCAGAACCATGCCACTTAGAATCTCATCCATCATGGCGATGCCTCTGCCAAGCTCCTGCGCAGCCTCTCTGGTCATGCGCCGGTCAGACATGGCATTCATCAGTCCTGTCCTGGTCAACCCGAATGCCAGGGCAAGTCCGGGAATGTTCGGCCTGACACCGTCCGTCACGCAGAGCTGGAAGTAGAAGTTCACCCTGTCACGGATCTCCTCCGGGTCTGACAGCGCAATCTTCGGCAGCTCAGACAGCCTCTTGGCATGGATGATGTAGTTGGCATTCTTGCTCCGCCTGTCCTTATCCACGGCATTCGCCACGGAAGCCTCAAACGGATCATCCGCAGTGAAAGCCTTCTTCCTGACAGCCGTATGCGCACGGTATTCAGGTCCCTTCTCTGCGACCCTCCGAGCCTCCTTCGCCAGAATCTCCCTTCTGCGCTCACGCTCCTGCGCATCTTTCATGGCGGCCTCTTCGGACCGGGCAAGCTCTTCTCTCTGCCTCTGCTCTTCCTGGGCCTTGCGCTCTTTCTGGATGCGCCTGCCCTCTGCGACCTCATCGAGCGGAGCCTCTTCCTTCCTGATGAACAGATACCTTCCGTCCTTCATTTCCAGAGTATGCGCCGGACTACACTCAGGGTGCAGTTCGCAGTACGCCCTCCATTCATAGATATTCGGATGCCAGAAAGGATCATTTTGCTTCGCCTTTGCCATCGCCACTCCCATTCAAAACGCCAACAACTCCGTCCATGATGCCGGAGATCAACTCACCGACAATCTGGCTGCCCCTGCGGACACCGACCATGTATCCCAGATTCATGCCAACGACCATACCAACCAATACATAGAGCCACCAGTCCATAACCTACCCACCTCCTTTGTGGGTAATTGTAACATATATCGTTTGTGATGTCACAAATTCTTGTAGTTGCACCGATCAGTGGATGCCTGCCAAGACGCAGACGCTCCCTCTCAAAAATCCTCAAAATTGCTAACTTGTTCAAATCCAGAAGGGGTGAGCCACTGAGCCACCATTTTTCCGGTAAAGGTGTATCTGTAGAGAGCATAGTGTAAATGTATATATACTTTTTTTCTTTATATATATATGTCTATTTCTATAACTGGTTCAATTGGCTCAGAAAGTCTGCAAACCCTTGTAGTTACTGCGTTTCCGAGTGAGCCACTTTTTCGTTTTTACCGGCTCATTGCACCAGTTATTTGGTTCGGGCAGCCATGCTCTGCCTGGAAACCGTACAAATTTTTTGCCCCTCTACTACCCCATTTTTTGCCCATCCTGCCCTGAACCACTTTCCGCCCTTTTTCACTGGTTCACTTTTTCGCTCTTTTCCACTCTTTCCATCTTGAACAAGTTCCCCATCTTCCCCATTATCACCCCCATTTCCCTGACACCCCCACTTGATCTTATTCCCATCACAGAAGAGGCCTTTTTGGCAAAAAGTTGGTGGGAGGGGTAACTTGCGCCACCCGGGGATCCTGGCATCCCCCTACCCACTGGGTAGGTAGGTTTATAGGTCGGGTCTGATTGCGGTTCGGTCGGATTCCTATCGGGGGAACTGAACCCCAAAGAAAAACAGGCACTCTTAAGGTGTGGTAATGCAATTAGTCACGCAGACCAGGACAAGGCATCGGCAATATGCACAATTCAAACACTGCTATTTTGTGCATCATTCACAAACATCGCAATGCAAAGCAAAATTGTGCATTTGCTTATTGTACTCTGTGTTCATTGCGTGGTATCCTGTGTTCAGAAACAAACAAGAGATGCAGCAAGGCAGACGGAGGTAATAAAAATGAAATTAGTCGAATGGTTATTCAGTAATCATAGTTATGATGAGGCAGTGGCGATCGATCTGGACGGCAACGAGTGCATGTTCTGGGTTGAGGATGACGAGAAGATGAACGCAACCGTTTTAAAGGTTGAGGACAGGGACGCATACGGAATGACAGCAAACGTATATATCGATTACAGATCGTGAACCAGATCCGGCACCGGATCCGACACGCAGAATAAAGAGAGGATAAGAGCGATGACGAAAAAAGAGATTTATGCAGTACATGGTATAAGGTTTGACGACAAGCACATTTATTGCGATCCGTTGCAGCGCTGGATTCCGCGACTGCTCATCAATGGAAATAAGAAAATCGGGCGCGGTGTATGGCATTTTTCCATCGTGGCGGGGACAGCGCCGGTCAGCACAGAGACGGTGCGCAAGGCGTTAGGCGCGATCGCTGAACAGTGGGACGTTGAACAGGCACAGAGACTGTGCGGCGGGACATGCGCGTGTAACTGTCCTGGATGTTACGCACAGTCGGGGCACTATGTAAAGTCCAATGTTCGCGCTAGTCTGGCGTGGAGATCCTACCTTGTGCGCGTGGATCTCGAATGGGTAGAGCGTGCAATTACTGCACAGATTGAGGCCGATAACATCAAAATGGTGCGGATCCATGCGGCCGGTGACTTCTGCTCGGATGCATACGTACAGATGTGGACTAGAATAGCGGCGGCACATCCGGCCACGATCTTCTGGACATATACCAAAACAGCTTTCAAGTCGCTCGCAGCATTCGATGCACTGGAAAACTGCAATATCGTCAAGAGCCTTATTGATGGCCGTGTGAATTACGGGACAGCCTCTTACATCATGGCTCTGTATCATGAGCTGAAAGCGGCTGGCAAGTCAGTTTGGATCTGCCGGTGTGGGATTGATAAAAATCAGCATTGCAATGATTGCCACCACTGCTATAGCGCGGAATACGTGCTCTTCCTGGAACATGGCACAGCTTACAAGCCCGAACAGGATCCGGCGTTCCCGGCATTCGTGGAACTTGTCAACAGCCAGATAGAAGAGGCGGCCGCATGAGCGGCCCCGGACCGGGGGAGCATATGA